TTGTTCTTACTAACGAACATGTATCTTGGATGTGTCTTGCTTATTCTCTTCCAGATGTAAGGTTCTCCTATTGAGTGTCCTTTATGTGTTAGGTTGTAATCTCCTATGTTTATTGGTTCACATACTCTGTAGCATGGATATCCGTTTTTGTCTGTTTTATATGCTACTCTTAATTGTGCGATACTATAAAAATCAGCACTTATTCATGTGTCAAGTGTTGCGTTAAATGGAAGAGTATATTCGTTTTCTCCAGCTACTATTGGTTTTACATCTTCAGTGATCTGGAGTTGGTTTGCTACGTATTCGAGTAGGTTCTTTTGGAATATTTTTAGTCATTTATTGTACCGATTTAGAGCTACTGTGTTGTTTACTTGTGAAGCTCATCTGATTTCTCCTGTTTTCCAGGAGTTGATTCTTTGTTGTACTGTTGCCATGTATTCCCTGCGATATAAAATGTTTATTTATACAGGCTAGTCACCCAGCCTGTATTGTATAATCACTTTATTATTCATGATCGATTTCTTCTTGCCATTGGAAGTCTGTTGTTGCTCTTGATTCGATTCTTACTAGGAAGAATGGATTTAGAACAGCACATGCGAAGTAAGCTTTCCATCCAATAGTTGCTCTTTGATCCAATGGATCTTCAGTACCTCCTGAACCGTATGGTTTGAAGTAAGTTGAGAGGTCTTTTAATGTAGTTGTTCCGTAAGCACCTCTTCTGAAGATGTATGTTGGATATACGTTGAAGTCTGTATCAGCATCTACTAAGAATGGTTTAACGTTAGCTGATTGGTAGATGTCTACGTTAAGGATAGTAGTTACGTATCCATCTTCGATTCCTTTAAAGTTTTCGTAGATAACTTTGTTAAGCCAAGTGTTAGTGCTTGAGCTTTGAGCGAAGTTAAGGAATGTGTTAGGATGGAATACTGCCTTGTAGTGTTCTGTAGTTTGACCTTGTGATGCAAGGAAAGTAGTTCCTTGTAATAATAGGTCGAAGTCCATTGTGTCAGCTGCAGTTAATTCATCTCTAGCTGTTGCAGTTCCTGCATAGATTACAGGTACTGAATCATCGTTTTCTAGAACAGCTTGGATGTGTTCATCGATAATTCTCTTAGCGTTGTTGTATAATTCACGTCCTTGTGCAGGGATTACATCGAACAATGTTTCCATTGTTAATTTGTCAGTGAATCTAGTGTAAGCACCAAGTAGAGTTGGTTCTACAGTGATTGTACTTACGATATTATCTGAACTAGCAGGTGTTACTCATTCAGTTAGAGTAGCATCTGAGATAGATAATTTCATTGGGTTTAATCTAGCCCAAGTTACTGAATCATATCCTCTTTGAGAGATTGGTGCTTCTCAAAGTTTCATGAATACAGTTGATGGTTCTCCATTTTCTAGGAAAGATTTTCTTAATAAAGTTTCGAAGAAACTTCTTACGTTTCCAGGTGCGTTGATAGCGTTAGTTGGTAAATAACCTGGAGTTGTGTTGTTGTTCTGTGTTACTCAGATCATTCTCTTGTAAATAAATAGATAAATATTTTTTACCTATCTTCGGAGAATGCTATTCACTAAAGATTTGTGGATTAGCTCTTCACCAAGCTTTCATTTCATCGAGTGTCAATGAGTTGAAGTCTTTAGTTTCTACTCCTCCAATAGGATTTGTTCATATGACACTTTTAGGTCAGATTTGAGCTTCTTGTTGTTGTTCTGGCTGTACTACTTGAGTAGCAACTTGAACAGCACCATTGGTTCCTCTATACAATGCCACCATCTCATCTAGTGATAAGTTTTCAGCGTACTTGTTAGCGAACTCATCGAAATCTCATTTGTAACCTTGAGAGCTGAGTGTATTCTTGAAGTAAGCCACTTTGTCTTGGATCCTTCATTGCCTTTCAGCTTCATATTTAGCGTTTACGGCATCGAGTTCTTCCTTGAACTTTGCTCTTTGCTTAGCATATCAAGATAACTCTTTCTCTTCTGTGTCTAGGTTTTCATTATCGGTCATTCCTGCGATAAGTAATAGATTAAAAGCACGTGTAATCTACAAACACGAGATTCGGTTTATTAACGTGAGGTGAACTGCTCACGATGGATGGTAGCTTTTAGCGACTTCCACATCTTTGGTCGAGTATATTAGTTTAGTGCTTCCTGTTCTGCTTTGTTTACCTCATCTACAGCTTCTTTCACTTCTCCTTCATGGAGGATTGCATCTAGAATCTCTATTGGTTTATTGATTCAGTCGATCCAAGCTCCTTGGATTTCGAATATTGTGTATCCGTGTGATTTTACTGCAGAGTAAGCTTTAGCTTGCTTTGTGATTTCTTCTTCAGCTGTTTTAGTTAGCTCTTCAATTACCTTTTTCATTATCTCCCATGCTTCATTGTGATCTAGGGATTTAAGGATTTTCTTGTTTTCAGGAGTAAGGATCTCATCATCTTCGTATTTGATTCCTTCTTCCTTGTTTTCTTTTGTAGCTTCTGTCATGATTTAGTCTAATTGATCAAGTAAAACGCTTTTGTGGTGTTCTTTTATCCACTTGATAGGTTTTCATCGGTTAGTCCTTAGCACCTGCATCACTTGTTTCATTAGCATGTTCTGGTATGCTTCAGGATACGTTTCTCCTATCTTTTCTAGGTCATCTTTTGAGAAGTTGCCTATATGAATATTGTTCTTTTTGCAGTATGAGTAGATATGATCGTTCATTATGAGCTTCATATTTCTTTCCATTACTGCCTTCTGGAGGAGCTTGTCTGATATTTCTTCGTGATATGGTTCATCCTTCATCATATCAGCTAGCTCATCCAACACCTTTCGTGCCATTATAGGAAGTTCTTTGAGATAAAGTCTTTAAGCTTTTGTACCATCTTTAGGTCTACGTTCCTTTTTTCTAGCTCTTCTTTACTTCTGAGGTAGATATTTGTTCCGTATCCTTTGTTTGTTAGCCATTTCTGAATGTCTTCAGGTAGCTTTTTCTTGTCGATAGGTCATCTTACTGCCTTCATTCTTAGGAATCCTTTTTGATGCACTGCTTTACCACCTTTGATTTTTCAGATTACATCGCTTTTAACTGGTTCCTCTTCGACTACTTCTGGAGCTTCTTCAACTACTTCAGGAGTAATCTTTACTTCTTCCTTTTTTGGTGCCTTTTTAGCATTCTTGTTTGTAGCCATTGTTTGGATATTTTAGTATCTAAAAACTATTGTGTGATATCTTGCATTCAGTTTACTGTGAGTAGTTGATCCTGCTGTTCTTGATCTGTTAGTGGAACGTCTACTTTTGGTTGCTGTGCTGTATTCATAGGCTGTTGTCCTAGTCATTGTGTTATCATGTATTTGATAGCTTCTATTGCTTGGAACTTAGCCTCTGTGTCTTCAGCTTTGTTGTAGTACCATAGAGCCATCTGTGGATTAGCGTTTGGTTGGATGTAGATTGGAACGTTCTGGTTGAGTAGTAGCACGTTCATCTTGCATGTGTACTCTTCAGGATCGAATGTGTTTACTGAATCTATTTCGTTTTCATCTAATCCGTTGTAGTAGCATATGCTCCTTCTTATGTTGTTGAGTAGGAATGGTGGAGTATTTGGATCGTTTACTAACATATTGTATTGTTCCATCATTGCTCTCTTCTTATCTTCCATCCTTATGCTTTGTTGGATTGGATCCTCTATGATTACGTTGAACTCTCATGCGATATCTTTTTTGCTTAGCTTTTTGTATGTACCACTGAGTCAGCTTAGTACTCTTCTGATTACCTTCTTCCTGCTGTTCCTCCAGTAGTAGAGCATGAATTGTCTGTATAGTTTAGCGAACTCTTCTGAACCGTATGCGAGGATTTGGTTCTGGAGAGTAGTCATCATGTTAGCATTTATCTTTTGGATCTTACTTTGTGTTGCTGTGTTAGGATTACTATTATCGCTTAGTCCTAATCATTGACCTACTGCTGATGCGAATGATTCTCACATTGCTTTGTTCTTTACCATATCTAGCATGTTGTACATGTCACCAGCTACAGCTTGCTGTGGTAGTTCATATACCATTGAGCTTATTGGTTTAGTTAGGTCACGCATCTTTACTGGATACCATCTGTTCTTTAAGCTTTGGTTCTTGAAGCTTTCTTTGTTCTTTAGGAACGCTTCCTCATCTATGAAGATGTTACCACCAGTTGCTTCTCTTACTGCTTTGATTTTGAAGAGGTTTAGCATGAGTTGTTCTGTTCTGTGTGAGTCTTCTATGATGTCACATAGAGATACTCACCACCAGTCACCTCCAGTGTATGCGAATCCTGTTACTGCGATAGGTATCACGTTATTTGTTTCTGGTACATCGTAGATGTCTAGGATTTGGCTTCCTAGCATGAGTACCTTGTAAAGCTTCTTCTTTATGTATGTGTAGTGATAATGGATTGTGAATATTCCTGTTTCTTTTTGGTAGAATGTGTTAATGTCACGATAGAATCCATCTGTTGTTTTTATGCTATCGATGTATTCATCGTAGTGTGTCATTACCCAGTCCTTTCGTTTGTTTGCTACGTGTAGCTCTTCTAGTTCATCGTAGGTTACTGTTCTATCGAATCCGAAGAATGGATAGTCCTTTACGAGTAATGATCCATCGTTGTATGGATATATGAATCTTGGATCTATTCTTTGTACTGTTGGAGTGATGGTTTCATCATCGAATCCTGTGAAGAGTTGAACGAACTTTCAGTACTTGCAGACATCTTCTAGTCCTATGTATCTATCGAAGTCCCAGTTGTTTTTAATGAAGTCTGATCTGTACATGTCTGTGAAGTTCCTTGCTTCCTGTTGGAATAGGATATCCTCATCTTCCCATGTTACATCTGGTTCATTGATTACGCATGTTGCTTGGATAGTTCTTTGAACGCTTCGGAAGATTTGACTCCTTAGCTGTTCAGCGTTTTTCTTTACTGCGTAGATGTCCTGCTGTGAACGGAATAGAAGGTTCTTACTTCTGTTTGCATTGTACCCATGTTCGTACTCTCTGAGGATTTTCTGTTGTAGCTTATCAGTGATTCTCATTATCTTGTTATTGGATTTAAATCGTTATCTGTTGAGTCTTTTTCTCCTAGCAGGTATGGATACATTCTCATTATCAGTGTATCTAGCAGGTCTGGTGAACGTCAGATTCTTTCCTTCATTTTTTCCTTTGGTTCTATACTTGTTTTCTGATCCACGCTCTTCTCATCTATGTATGTATTCATGAGTTCCTGTTCTAGGAGCCTTCGGTCTTCATCTCTTTGTTCATGTTCTCGGTTGATAGCTATCTCTTTGTTTTGGAGCTTCTCTTGTAGGTAGAACGCACATTGTGATCTAAGGTTGTTGTAGTTGTTCTTTGCGTAGGTTGGTACAGGCTTTGCGTTGCTTATGAAGCTTGTACAATCTGGTAATCAGTCAACTACTCATCAACCTACTCATACTGCATCCACTACGACATCTCTTCGTTTGATTCAGTATTGCTCTACGAAGTATGTTATTGCTTGGATGGTTTCTTTTACGGAACTCTTCTCATAGGTTTTTACTCTGAATCGGTTATTACCTCTTCGGAGACTTATCCTTGTCGTATCTTTACCGAACCTTGCAACGTCACAGACTAGGAAGTACCTATCTCCATGTGCTGTGTTCTCATGCATTGCCTGGATGTCATCAAACTTGTAGAGCATCCATGCGTTGTCATCGAATTTCCATTCTCAGTAGAGTAGTCTTCTCTTGATTCATTCTGAAGCACGCTCCAGGTTCTTTACGTATTGTTCTCCTATGAACGGATTCTCGTTTACCAATGCTGGAATGAATATTGCGTTTTCTCCATCCTTATGCTTACCTTGGTAGTACCTTTCGTACACATGTCCAGGATTCGGATTGAATGTTTCTAGCACCTTTCAGAGGATTCAGTACTTCTCATTGAGTTGTCTTCATACTCTGGTTTGGATTATTTCTATTCCTTCTATTGGACATTCAGCTGATTCTTCTATGAACGCTCATGTTAGTTCTAGCGAACCGAATCTGTTGTAGAGTGGATCTGATGGATAGTAGCATCATTCGATTAGAACTATTTCGGATCCATTCTTGAATTTAATTACAGACTTCTGTTCGTTGAGCCTTCATCTGAAGTCTTCTGGGATGTCATAGTCAGCGTAGAACTTCTCCAGCGATTTCACTGTTGTTGCTTTTACGTTCTTTACCGTATCTCTGACCATTGCGTATCTTACTCCAGGATATGTTATGCACATGAGTCGGACTCGTATTGCTCAGAGGTATGTTTTACCTCATCATGCACCTCATCCGTATCCTATAGCAGTATGCACAGAATCGACAAGAACTTTAAGAGCACCTCATTGTTTGCGAGATAGCCTTACTTTTACTTTTTTTAATATGTCTTGTACGTCTTGCATCTTAGCTACTCTTTGGATAAATTAGTATTTGTTTTCTTTTGTCTGTACTTCTTACGGTACTTTATGTACTCCAGGTTTTCGTTTGGAGATGTTATTTTCTTACCTATCCACCGTTGGAACTGTTCCAGGCTGTAATCCTTCACGCTCATGTTTGTTTTTCACATTGAGTGGTCTGGTCGTTGGCGTAGAAACTCACAGATTTTATCTAAGCAGATTCTTGCTTCAAAATCCTCGACATCATAGATTCCTCTTAGTGTTTTCTTAGGTTTAAACATTTTCTGTTATGTGCGTTTTAGTCGGATAAATGACTTACTCTGTGATTTCAAATTCTACTTTTAGTCATGTTGCTACTGCTCATGTTTCAGGATCCGTTTCTGTGTTTGCGTTTAATGATATTTTGTTTTCCTTCTTGTATCTTTCATCTATTTTCTCTTTGAACCATTTTGCTGTGTTTACATCTCAATCTCTTATGGATTTTGCTATGGTTCTATCGGCTAGAGAACCGACGTATTCTTGAGCTCTTTGCATTTTCTGGAGAAACTCTGGGTTTCTATTGCATTCATCGTAGTATGCATCTGGTGAAACACCTGCCATAATACACGCAGTTTTTATTGAAGCATTCCACGAGAATTGTTCTTCTAGTTTAGCCACCACTTCTGGTGTGAATTTGTTTGGTCTTCAGGTCTTTTTCTTTCAGGTTTTCTTATCTATCTTGTATGTCCTTTTTCATTGTTTAGTCATGACCGTGACCTTTTCTTTTGGTCTTGCCATCTTGTTCTTTTGGTTGATATAAAACTTTTCTGATGTTACGTTCCTCTTGGAGTTCTTCCCTGAGGCATTCTATTGTGATTTCGAGAGCGTTTATCTCTCTTGTTTTTTCTGCTATCACTTGTCCTTGTCTGTGGACGAGCTTATGCAGTTGTTCGTTCTCTTGGTAGAGAGTTTGTTCTTTGCTGTACATTTATGTAGTTATGGATCTAAATATATGTGCTATTACATCTACTGTCCATCAATTACCTAACATTACCCATCTTTGTGTATCTCATACTCATTCTGAATATCATT